TCATGGCGCGGTATAACCTCCACGATTATTTGGATGATCAGCGTCATTGGCTTGCTGTTTGGCAGCGTCATCTTGAGAAGTTGATTGGCCAGCCTCTGGTTTGATACTCATGTTGTCTTCCCAGGCAAGAAGGTCTGACAAACGCCATCTTTTAGGGCTGCCATTTATTTTTGGCTTCGGAAACGGCTGAGAAAAGTACGATGGCATCCGGGATGGTGTGCTCCAGAAATACAGTGTGCTTCGGGAAATTTTGTAACGGGCAAGGATTTCGCTTGTAACCAGGATGCTGTCATTCATCTGTGTTCTCCAGGCAAAAAGAACCCGGCGCCTGGCCGGGTAAAAGGGATAATGGAGGCGGTGTTTTCGCACCCAATAGCCAGCTCATAACTGGCTATAAGTTGCGTCAGCCTGGAATGACCACGATGACGGTGTTCACCATCGTTCCAGATGATTTAAATGCACCTTCAGGCAGTTCTTCGATGTGGCCGCCGCGATCCAAGATGAGCTGGCGGAAATCGGTTGTCAGCTTGTTGCTGCGAAACGTCACAGATGAAGACATAACAGATACCAGCAGGCCGCCAGGCTTAAGGAATTTCAGTGCGTGAGTAACATGCTTGATGTCAGCCTGACGACTGAATGGAGGGTTCATTACTACACGGTCAAAAACATCGAACGGTTTAACATCTAAAAAGTCTGTCGGTTCACCAATACCACAGGCATGAATATTTAAGTCTCGCAAGAATTTGTTGTTGTCCGGCATTAGCTCGAACATGGAAACCATCGCATCTGGAGCGCATTCTTTTACTTCCAATACAAGAGCACCTCTCCCCGCGCTTGGCTCAAGAATTTTCATTTCGTTGGTAATTTCCGCAAGGTCAACAACTCGTCTGGCTATCGCTGGTGGGGTAGGAAAGAATTCAAAATCATCCTTCGGCACTACGACATCACCGGTAAGAATAATTTGCTCGATGCGGTCGGAGGCATCGGTATCAAAAACGTGCGCTTTGGCTTTGCGGTTCCATTTTCCTCCAGCCGCTTCCAGCACTTTATTGGTTCTGGTGTAGAGGTTGCGATCAAGCTGACCGGTAAGGAAGAGTTGCGTTCCATTGCACTCTGCCGCGCTCAGTACATTCAGAACTTCATTATCTACTCGCATTAGTTAATCTCCGGGCGTAAAAAAAGCCCTGATGGGCCTATGTCGATGTTCAAGCTGCACGCTGGGCGCGAAGCGTAAAATTACTTCCGCCAAGCGAAGGCAATAGGCTCTGGCGTAATCCACAGGTGGCGCATGTTCGCCACGTTAACCACATCAGAATCCCGCGGGTAAATCTCCACGGCATCCCTATCCCCATACCCAACGGCTGCCTTTATCTCCTGCAACGCATCCCAGCTGATGCCATCCTTCCACCGACCGGAGCTACCAATGCTGGTGGTATTCACTGACAGCCGGATAACGCCATTCTCTTCCTGGAACTCCTGGACCAGAAAATAAGAGTTGGCCCAGACGTTGCTCCGCTTAGGATCGTGGCACCTTACAGGCCATTGTGATTCCGGGACCGGTTTGATTATTCCAATCATCCTCAGAGACCCCGCTGCTTATTCTTTAGCTCGATAACAGATTGGCATTCCGCGCATGTCTGGCAGCCGGGAACGGCAGCGCGCCGCGGCGCCGGAATACTCTCTCCGCATTCACTACAATGCTCAGCTGATACGGCGTTGCGGTTGATGCGGTGCGCTGCGATCGCCATGTCGATTCGTTGCTGCGCTAGTTCGTTGGCCTGATCGATGATTTCTGCTGTCATGCTGCACCGCCTTCTACGCGCTTGAACTCGATAACCCAAACCCAGGGATTAGCATTCCAGTTTTCCTGCCCGTAAATCGATTGCCACAGGTAGGCAAAAGCATCGGTAGCATCAGGCTCTGGATTGGCGCATCCACATGGCTCAATCACGATCATGAGCTGATCCGAGATGCAGTAAGAGCCTGGGCGTCGGCAATCGACAATCAGGACGTGGTATCAGCTCTGATTATCAACGAGTACCGGGAGCAGGGCGGCGATTCAATCAGCTTTCCTGACGATATCAGCCGGGCCCGGCAGAAACTCTTTCGCTTCCTGGATAACCGGTTTGATTCCGATCAGTACCGCGAGAACGTTCGCCAGCTGACTCCGGCAATCATGGCCGTGCTGCCGCTGGAGTACCGCCACCGACTTCTTCCAGAAGACAGTTTCATGTCCCGCTTCGCTCGCCTTGAGAAGGAAACGAGCGAAGCGAAAGTGGCCGTTGCGATGAACGCCCCGCGCCATCAAAAGCTGAAGGAGCTGAGTGAGGGGATCGTAGAGATGTTCCGTGTTGACCCGGAACTGACTGCGCCTTTGATGGCCATGGTCACGTCGATGCTGGGGGTTATGTGAAGACGTTAGGAATGGGTGAAGACTGTTGTGCGCCAACACAGACAGCCTTCGATGCAATAACGCGAGTCAATTGCGAGGTCATTATGACAAACGCTAATCAAAAACGCCAGGCGCAGGAGGTTTAACTGTGTCGAACGTAGCTTACGCCAATTTCGCGGCACACTCAGCCGCTAGGAGCAACAGGATGGAGAACCAGAAGTCTGGTTACGTCCCGTTGTACCGGAGCATCAAGAAGAAGTCATGGGCTAAAGACGTGTTCCTGCGTGCATTGTGGGAAAACCTTCTCATTGACGCGGCCAGACAGCCATATACGGCCTTCTTCAAGGGCAAGCAATGGCCTCTGCAACCCGGTCAACTGGTCGTCACTGCTGCAGATCTTGGGCTTCAGTTGTGTGACCGTCAGGGTAATCCGACAAGCCGTGACGCAGTGGAGAGAATGCTGTCTGTTTTCGTTCGCGAAGGGATGATCACCATCGAAGGAGAGAAGCGAAAAGGCAGGGTGATCACCATTAAAAACTATGTCGAATATGCTCAAAAAATGGACGATTTGCCCGCACATAAAGCCGCACATATAAGCGCACATGACGAAGCCAGTAATGGCGCGGGTTCGGAAGGGTATGCCGCACATAAAGCCGCACAATTCCCCGCACATCATGAACAAGAAGGTAATAACAAGAATATAAATAACTCTTCGTCCGAGAATTCTGACGAATCCTCTGACAAGCCCGGAAAGAAAACTCCTGCTTTGAGACCAGAAGCAGCGATCCAGAGCGGCACAAAATGGGGCAACTCTGAAGACCTCCGCTGTGCTGAATGGCTGTTCACCGTCGTACAGGGAATCGCCCCCTCTGCAAGAAACCGAACTACGCCACCTGGGCGAATGATATCCGCCTGATGCGGGAGCGTGACAAGCGCACTCACAAGGAAATCGCCTCGCTGTTCAAGTGGGCCTGTGAAGACAAGTTCTGGAAGGGCAATGTCCTGTGCCCATCAACCCTTCGCGAAAAGTGGACTCAGCTCGATATCAAGCGAGGTAAGCAGACCAACGGAACTGCTGCCGACAAGCCGAAAGTTGATCTGACAAACACTGACTGGATTTACGGAGTGCAGCTATGAAAAGCCTTGCAGAGCAGATGCATAACTTTGACCGCGAGCAGATGCGCCGTGTTGCGTACAACCTGCCGGAGCAGTACGACGAGAAACCGCAGCTTGAGCAGGTGGCCCAGGTCATCAACAGCGTGTTCAGCCAGTTGCTGGCCGCGTTTCCGGCAACCACTGCAAACCGTGACCAGACCGAGATGAACGAAATCCGGCGCCAGTGGGTTCTGGCATTCAGGGAAAACGGCATCACCACCATGGAACAGGTTTCTGCTGGCATGCGGGTAGCCCGTCGTCAGGAACGCCCATTCCTTCCGTCACCCGGCCAGTTTGTCGCCTGGTGCAAAGCTGAAGAAGCCGCGGCGGCCGGGTTACCTAACGCCGATCAGCTGGTGGACATGATTTACCAGTACTGCCGTACGCGCGGACAGTATCCGGATGCCGAGTCCTACCCCTGGGAGTCCAGCGCGCACTACTGGCTGGTTACATCCCTGTACCAGAACATGCGCGCAAACGGCCTCAGCGACGCTGAGTTGCGCCGCAAAGCATCAGAGGAACTGGCGCGCATGGCTAACCGAATTAACTCAGGAGAGACGATTCCTGAGCCCGTTAAACAACTTCCTGTCCTTGGTGGTAAGCCGTTATCACGCATGCAGGGGCTGGCCAGGCTGGCTGAAATTCGCGAGAAGCACGGACTGAGAGGGCGCAAACAATGACCGGCAAAGACGCAATTCTGAGTTACCTCAAGACACACAAAACCTGCAGCTCACCGGATGTGGCTGAAGCTTCTGGCATGTCTCACACCTGCATTAACCAGGCGGCCAATATTCTGGCAAAGCAGGGCGTACTGGTAGCAGTAGCGAAGGTATGGCGAACGGTTCACTACCGGCTGGCTACCGAGGAAGAAATCTCCGGTCAGAAGAGCACGAACCAGATTTTCAACGAGTGCCGGCAGAGCCCGGTGATGAAGCGAATTTTAGCGGTCTACGGGAGAGCGCAGGCATGAATAACGAAATCGAACAGATTGCACAGCAGAACGATATGAGTATCGAGTTTGTTCGCTGGTTCTTCAACGAAAAGAAAGCATATTGCGGTGAGCATTGGTTTCTGGCGTTAGGTGCTATGTGGGAAGGCTGGAAAGCGCGTGAAGGAGAGGTGACCGCACTGGCGCTGACTATTGAGAAAAGTCGAGAGGCATCAGGCTGCCCGGCTGGCGTAGACCTGCAGGACTGGGTGAAGCAGTTGGCGGCGGAGAACTTGTCGATGCGTGAAACCATCGAAGCTGTTCGTGGTGTTGCGGATGACTCAAGTGGAATTGCTGGTTGGCACCTGAATGGTGAAATAGCCAAATGGTCAGAAATTCTTCCAGAAATTGACGATATCGAAACCCCCGCCACCGATCGCATCGTAGCCGGGATTAAGGCTGATGCCGCAAATCAGATGTGCGTTGCCTTTGTTAAGCACAAGGAACTTGCTGGCTTGTCTGATGATGATGTGGTGACAGTTCGTGAAGCTACAGACGCAGTACTGCATTGTGCTGAGGTGATTAGCGAGGGGGCCGACAAATGAGCATTAGAACAGAGCATGGGTACGGGCCATTAACGGTAACTGTCGGCTGGCTTGATAACTGCCCAAAATGCAACAACGACAAAGCCAGTGTGACTGGATGGTCTGTGTCTCCGGATACTCTTTGGGCTGGCGACGAAGCCGTATGCACGAAATGCGGACACAAAGGCGAAATTGATGCAGACGGTGAAAACGCTTGGGTTGAATGGGATGGCGTGAAGGAGGCCAGCCATGAATGATATCACCCGACTGTTAGCCAGCCTCAAGCGTCGTTCAGCCCACGCAAAAGAGTTTGGCCACGATGTTCTGTTTGTAAAGCTTGAAGACATTGATGCGCTGGTAGAGGCGCTGGAATCGAACACATCATCGTCAGATTTACAGGAACAGCCTGGTCAAAAAAGAGGCAATCTTAGCGATCAGTGCGTTTAAACATCCTTGTACTGCGTCGATAGAGCACCTCCAAAGACATCGTAAATGTGACCAAATCAACGATAACGCAAGGGTTATTGATTGCTTTAATCTCAGTAAGTTAAGCGTAGGGCAGTCTAAAGAGTGTCACCATTTCTTTAATCGATAGTGAAGTTGACGAACGTAAAAATCAGGACTATAAGTACTGTATAAATACACATGTGTATTTATACAGTATAGGTTCTAGTAATCGACAAGGAAAAATGGAAATGGTTGACCAAAAAAGCAATGCACAAGTTTTAAACGGTGTTAACGACGATATTTCAGAATTGAAATCACTGACCACGTTGCGCAAGCGTGTGGTTACCGATGGTGAGGTGGTTTCTAAATCACAGAACGCTTTTCGTTTGGCGGGTGGTAAAACGGGAGTCATCCTGCGCAATGACGGTAATGACTTTTACGCTCTTGTAACTCCAGAAGGTCAGGCGCAAGACGGACAATGGAACACCCTTCGCCCATTATCTTTCAATCTCAAAACTGGTCGAGTTTCGCTCCGTAATGGCGTGGACATTTCTGGTGGGGCAGTAGTTTCGCATGATGCAGGCATTTCGGCGCGTACGACCGGCCCGTCGCCGATCATAAATGGACAGACCTATTCAGCCCCATCCATTCATACCGATTTTACCAGCGGTAATATCACGACCCAGATGATGATGGGCTCCAGGGTAGAAGCAGGCAAGCAAGATTACGGTCTGCTCTCTTATCGTGACTGGCAGGGGAGATGGAACGAACTGCGCGTTCGATCAAATGCCGAACTGGATGCTGGGCAGTTTACCAAACGTAACGCTGATGGCTGGTTCTGGGCTGGCGGGAATAAAACTCAGAATGGCTCCGAGCGGATAACCACCGGGTTGCATCTTCAGGGAGCCGGCGACCTTTTCACCAATCTTTATCATTACGAGCGCATTGGCAAACACCATTTTATGGGCGTCCATGTCGGAAATGGTGGTGCTAATGGCTTCTATGAATTCCGTAACGACGGACATGCCTACACCAACGGAGGCTGGAACAGCAGCTCCGATGCGCGAATGAAAACCCAGGTCGAGAAAATCGATAATGCGTTAGAAAAGCTCGATCGTATTAGTGGTTACACATATCTGAAGCAGGGCGTTACCGAAGCTGGTGTAATCGCTCAGGAATTGGAGGAAGTCCTTCCACAGGCTGTTTCAAAGACGGAACTTACACTCAATGACGGCAGCGTGCTGCAGGATGCACGCAGTATCAACATCAACGGCGTGGTGGCATTACTTATTGAGGCGCTTAAGGAAGAGCGTCAGGCTCGACTTGTCCTGGAAAAGCGTTTAGCCGCTTTGGAAGCTCGTAGTGGTCAGGAGACAGAGTGATGGCAGATAATCAACCGGTTCCTCTTACCCCCGCACCACCTGGAATGGTGTCACTTGGTGTAGATGAAGATGGCGTAGAAGTGATGACTGTCATTGGTGGAGATGGCAGTGGCACAGGGTTTTCTGGGAATGAAGCACCTATTATTCCTGGAAGTGGTAGCCTCCAGGCCGACTTAGGTAAAAAGTCTCTAACCCGACTACAGGCTGAAAGTTCAGCAGCAATTCATGCGACTGCAAAATGGACTACAGAGAATCTTGCAAAAACGCAGGCTGCGCAGGCTGAAAGGGCCAAGGCTGCCATGCTTTCTCAACAGGCAGCAAAAGCAAAACAGGCCAAACTCACGCAACATCTGAAAGATGTGGTGGATCGCGCGCTTCAGAACAACAAAACACGGCCTACGGTTACTGATCTTGCTCATCAGAATAACCAACAAATGGCCGCAATGGCCGAGTTTATAGGCCGTCAAAAGGCAATTGAAGAAGCTCGTAAAAAGGCTGAAAGGGAAGCCAAAAGAGCTGAAGAAGCTTATCAGGCTGCTTTGAGAGCGCAGGAAGAAGAACAGCGCAAGCAGGCAGAAATTGATCGGAAATTGCAGGAGGCAAGGAAGCAAGAAGCAGCAGCAAAAGCAAAAGCTGAAGCTGACAGAATTGCGGCTGAGAAAGCTGAAGCAGAGGCAAGAGCTAAAGCGGAAGCTGAGCGACGGAAAGCAGAGGAGGCTCGAAAGGCGCTTTTTGCAAAGGCCGGGATTAAGGACACTCCTGTTTATACACAGGAGATGACAAAAGCAGCCACTACATTGTTTTTAACACCGGGTGTTAGGTTACTGAATCGTGCCCCAGCGATGATTCAGTTATCAGCTTTGGCTGCAGAAATTAATGGCGTCTTAACTACTGCTGCTAGTGCTGTAATGACGGCTACTGCGGAATTCTCAGGATGGATTGCCTCAGCATTATGGCGAGGTGTAGCTGGTGTAGCAACAGCCAGTACTGTTGGTCCCATGGTTGCCGCAGCATCGACGCTATTCTTTTCACCTCGCGCAGGTGGCGGAAGCGACAGTAAGGTTCCCGGTAGGGATATCGAGATGTTGGCTGCACAAGCCCGGTTGTTCACGGCGGGTAAGCTGAGTATCGAACCGGGTATGAAGAGCGTCAACCTCCCGGTACGTGGCTTCATCGCTTCGGAAACTAATGGGCGCCAGTCTCTGATTCTTGTAAAAACCGGTACTGATGGAGTGCCTTCCACTGTTCCAGTATTAGATGCTGTACGTGACAGTACTACTGGTCTTGATAAAATAACGGTACCGGCGATGTCTGGTGCGCCGTCGCGGACCATCCTCGTGAATCCGGTTCCAATTGGCCCTGCTGTACCGTGGCATACCGGCAATAGCGGGCCAGTGCCAGTAACACCTGTTCACACCGGTACAGAGGTGAAGCAGGCTGACAGTATCGTCACGACAACTTTGCCGATTGCAGACATTCCGCCACTGCAAGACTTCATATACTGGCAGCCGGATGCTTCTGGGACAGGTGTTGAGCCAATTTATGTTGTGATGAGTGGTATTTATGGTGAAACAAACGCTAAAGGTAAATCCAGCGGACGCCCATTTAATACTGACAGAGCAGGCGGTCCCATTCAGAGCTTGGACTGGAAAGCAGCAGTTATTGACCGAGAAGGTGTAAATAAGGTGAAACTGCATACCGGCCGATTTACTGAGTCTGATGCCAATAAAGTAATGATAGAGCGGCTGGAAAAAATTCTCTCCGGCGAGTTAAATGCAACAGATACCGATAAGCGATACTACACACATGAAATCAGAGAGTTGGAGCGGTATCGGAATCTTGGTGTAGCAGATGGGACCCTTCCTGCTAACGCAGCGGAAGTGTGGAATAATACCCATACGGCTACTCTGGAGGACTATAAATTAGGTAACAGTGAAACTCTTTTATACACTCCAGAGGCACTCAAGGCAGCGGAAGAACAAGAACTAAGGGAGTTAAAATGATTGATTTTGAACGTATGGTAGCAGAACAAAATCTCGTTGATATTATCCTCTTCCTGGTAAGGAAAGAGAACGGCTTTGGTTACCCTCAAATGGATCGTTTTTTCAGTCGTCATAAGTTTTCAGTCATAGAGAACGGTGAGTTCATGAGGACATTTGAACAGATGCGACTAAAAGGAGAAGTTGAATTGGGAGAGAAAATGCTTGTTGTAAAAGGGCCGAACTGGAAAGAGCCGAGATTTGTTACCGAAAAAAAATACGGTATTGAATAACTTTTTTCTTACACTTTTTTGCACTATGTCCGGTAAATTAAAGGTGCCGGACATTCATTTGTGATCTCATAAACTTTCAGCAATAGCGTGCTTCGTTTACGTTAGTGTCATTATAAACGCAGGCTGTTCGGTAAACTCCCATGATCTGTGTAAAATCGAAATCCATGATGGGTTGATGCCTAATGAGTTTCATCTCAAAATCAATTAAATAGATAACGTAATGATTAATAAAGTTATTTCTGATTTTACCGAAGCTGATTTTTTAGCTTTCGTAAAAAAGATATTTAACCCAAATACTACAATGGAAGACGAAGACGTACAAAACGTATTAGAGTTTGAAAGGCTTACTGAGCACCCTGATGGTTCTGATGTTATCTTCTATCCACCAAAGGACCGAGAGGATAGTCCAGAGGGGGTTGTCAAGGAAGTAAAAGAATGGCGTGCAAAAAATGGCAAGCCAGGATTCAAGGATAGTTAACTTTCTGAGCCGTTCCAAAACAATCTAAACCCGCTATGGCGGGTTTTTTTTGAGTCTGTGTGTTCCGCAAGCCGTCTTTTAAGAGAAAACTAGCATGTCAAAGATTCTCACTGATGAAGAGTTAAATGCTCTCATCGAAAAAGCACAAGCACATTCAGAGGTGATGTCTGAATTGGGTTCAGAACAGGAAGCTGAGGAGTCAGCTCAGATACTAAGCGCATTATCTGAGTTGAAGCGGTACAGGGAAGGTGCAGCTTAGCTGAAAGCTGATGATGCCTAAATCCTCAGCAGAACGCAAAGCCGCGCAGTTAATCGGTTAGTGATATATAATCCCCTTCATGTCATGAGGGGGATTTATGTATAAAGATAAATTGAACTTAGAGTCTGGATATACTCTTTTGGATGATGGGACCTTTAGGAAGGGGCACCTTGCAAGCCATATTGTTAAGAAATACAAAATATTTGATGAAGAGCAGAAACTAATTGGTACTGCGCGGGTTACTGTTATTGAAGAGACAAGCAGCCCATACAGAGAAACCACTCACGTTGTTAGGTGGGATCTTGATGGAAATGTGATAATCGATGAGAAATTTATCGATGACTAGTCAAAGCCAGTTCAATATTGCAGCCAAGAGCCAGGAAGAGCGAGACAAGGTTAACGTTGACCTTGCCGCATCAGGCGTCGCTTACAAAGAGCGCCTGAACATGCCGGTGATAGCTGAGCAGGTTGCCAGAGAGCAGCCGGAACACCTCCGAGAGTACTTCATGGAACGCGTGCGTTATTACCGCGAGCAGAGCGTACAACTTCCGCGCGCTTCCGATCCGCGCTATATCGAAATGGCTGAGCAAAACTCCAAAAAATAGCATTAGAGAGAATTATGGAAATTGGATTATTAACATGGGTTGCTGACAAGTTACTTGGTTTGTCGAAGTTAAAGCGTGAAGATAAACTGGCTGCGATATCAGGGTTGACGCCTGCGGTCGCGGAGACAATCGTTTATAACGACAAAATAAATAAAGGCTTTGAGAGAAGCAAGGAAACGGAAGAGAAGCTTCATAAAATGTGGTATGAAGCTTCTTCTGCGGTTAGTCGGTATGACACGGAATTGGCTATCGTCTGTAGAGAAAAAGCTAAGTACTGGCTTAATTACGATGAATATTCCGACTATAAAGTGGCAGAGCTTAACATTAAGCTCGTTAGTGTCGCTCAAAGGTTGGAAGACTTAAAGCTCTCATAAGCTATTTCTTTAATCTTTGATTTTCCGTTATCAACCAGCCATAATCATGTCATCGGAGCCTGAACAACTCCGGTGACTTCTGCGCTTTGAGGGGACTCAAAGTGCAAACGACAATCAGAACACCTTTCAACCAGTCACAGATGCAGAAATGCACCTGCGATTTTCTGCATTCTGCGGTTTCCGTTAAGGAGGCCGTATGACTCTGCCAGTAGACGGCATCAAACTCCATCGAGGTAACTTTGCAGCCATAGGTCAGCATATCCAGCAGCTGCTGGATGCCGGGCAGTGCTTCCGCCTGCAGGTTAAGCCGTGGCGCGAGAAGCGAAGCCTTTCTCAGAACTCACTCAGCCACATGTGGTATAGCGAAATCAGCGAATACCTCATCACCCGCGGCAAGACCTTCGCTACTCCTGAGTGGGTCAAAGACGCGATGAAGCACACCTATCTCGGCTACGAAGATAAAGACCGCGTGGACGTCGTGTCCGGTGAGGTCACCACCGTGCAATCCCTCCGCCATACGTCCGAGTTGGAAACAGGCGAGATGTACATTTTCCTGTGCAAAGTCGAAGCCTGGGCGATGAATATCGGCTGTCACCTGACCATTCCCCAAAGTTGCGAGTACCAGCAACTGCGCGATAAGCAGGAGGCCTAATGTCTACTCCACTTTCCCGCGTCATCACAAACGAAATCTTCCGTGTTTCGGCGCGCCGTAAGAGCAACCAGGAACCAAGTCCATCAGAAATACCAACACTTCGCGGATATACCGCCGGGCTCGTTGATAAGAAATGGCTGCGCCTGGCGGCGAGGGGGAAGCGTGGCTAAGTTACCGCGCCGCAAGTGCGCTCATAAAGCTTGTCGCCAGTGGTTCCATCCTGTACGCGACGGGCAGGTGGTTTGCAGCTTCGAGTGCGCCAGCGCGATCGGCAAAGAACAGACAGCAAAGGCCCGTGCAGCCGCTAAGCAGAAGGAAGCGCAGCGCCATCGCACCGAAGAGAAGGAGGAGCGCCAACGGCGTAAGGCCAAGCGCGAGTCATTCAAGTCCAAAACCCAGTGGGATAAAGAGGCTCAATCAGCTTTCAACCGCTATATCCGAATCCGTGATGGAGGCAAGCCGTGCGTCAGTTGCGGAAGCCCGCTTATCGGTAAGAGCAACTACCTGACCGGCAGCGCTATTGACGCCAGTCATTACCGTTCCCGCGGCGCAGCGTCACACCTGAAATTCAACGTTTTCAACGTCCACTCCGCCTGCACCCGCTGCAACCGGCAGTTGAGCGGTAACGCCGTTGAATACCGCATTCACCTGATTGAACGCATTGGCCTGGATCGCGTAGAGCGGCTTGAGGCCGATAACGAGCCGCGCCGATTCGATATTTCATACCTGCAGCGAATCAAATCCATATTCACCCGCAGAGCACGCGCGCTGGAGAAGCGCCGGGCCCGCCATCAGGAGGCCGCATGAGCAAAATCCAATACCCAATGTCAACTGCAGCTGTTTTTGATGACGTGGTTTATCCCATCCACCTGAACGGACCGCATCAGATAGAGAGCGAGGTCATGGGCGCAATCAGATGGTTCTGCCGGTGGAACAACGAGGAAATGGCCGTTGTTAAGGCACATGTGCTGTTTAGCTGCTGGGGCCTTTACCTGACGTATGACCAGCTTATGGCGGAGGCCGCATGAGCCGTGACGTTATCGAACGCATCCGCGACCGCTGGCACAAGCTCCGCCTCTGCCGGCACCGCGGAACCGTACTGGTTGACTACCGCATACTGAGAAATTTCGTTCGCATCTATCAGACCCTGGGAGAGACAGCATGACAGCTCAATACTTGGAATTTGTTCGCCAGCAGCTGATAGTGGCCACCGCCGATCTGAGCGGCGCGACGAAAGGGCAGCTGGTAGCCTTTGCAGAAAACGCGCAATTCACCGCTACGGCGCGCAGCCGGGGAAGGAAGAAGGTATATAGCGAGGTGAAGAAGCGAATGGTTAACCCGGACGGGCCGCCGATGAGCGGCAATCAGTCCCGCGCTAAGGGTTCATCAATCGCCCTCGTTCTGCCCGTTGAGTATTCGACGGCAAGCTGGCGCCGGGCTTTGCTGTCGCTGGAAGAACATCAGAAGGCCTGGCTGCTCTGGAACTACAGCGACAATATCCGCTGGGAGCACCAGGAGACAATCACCCGGTGGGCGTGGGAACAATTCAGC